TGCTTGATATGACGGGCTTTTTATAAAATCATTATTTAACGGCTTCTTTAAGAGCCAACAATATTTTGTAAGTATACAATAGAACGAAACCTTATAAAATAGGCACAAATAAGAAATAAACTACATATATTTTTTACCATAAAAATATAAAAGTTTTAACCTTTTGCCCCTTTTTTGCCCCCTGTTTTTTTCAAAAAAACTTTATAAAAACGCTTGACTTTATACAACTTTAGTTGTGTAATAGATACATAAGGTTAAGGAGGAAACCTTAGACAAGGAAACTAGTAGAAAGGAAAACAAAATGTTTAAGTTCAAAAAGAAGCCACTCAAAGTCAAAACAAATAAGATAGTCATCAAAATAAACTTATTTATAATCAGCTTTGAATGGCACTTAGAAATTGGATAGTGAGAAATCACTATCCGCCCCTTCGGGGGTGTACTTAAATTATAACAGGAAAAACAATGAAAGTAAATCTAAAAATTAGAAAAACCACCAAGCGTGAAAAAGTTGAATTTATTATCGGACTTCTTCTACTTCTATTTGCAGTTTGGTATTTTATGAGGTAATATATGTCAGTAGATATTAAAGCTATCCGCTGGCTTTTAGACAACGCCACAGCCTATGCTATCAGCAAAAACTGTGGCGTATCAATTCAGGCAGTAGATAAATATAAAAATGGTGTATCGGATATAATGAACATGCGTTTAAAACACGCAATCAATATGACTGAATACGCCTATAAATTAAAAGACAAACAGTGATATTTTTTCACTGCTTTTTTATTTTTAACAAACAAAAAAAACCGTGATTTCTCACGGTCATTAAAACATTTCATTATCTGCTTTCATTTCAACAAGCAAAGAAATTTAAATTTTTTTATTTCAGAAACTACTTTCAGAGTAATTTTGTTGACGTCAACAAAATTGGCAACCAAGCGATTTAATACTATTTGTTGATCTCAGCAAGTCAATTTTCAGAGCAAACAAAAAACCGCTAGCGAATGCCAGCGGTAAAGTGTAATTAAATTTTGATTTCTTTCTATTATTTAGTAGTAATAAGCCCGTCAGGCTCTACGTTGAATGCTTCTTTTTCAGCCATTCGCCCGTCAGGAAGTAGCAAGTACCAGCCATTTTTGTATTTAACAAAACAATCTGACTTCATTTCGCCATTGACTGCATCGAGGTAGTACCACTTGTCGTAGTATTTAACCCAGCCGGTTTGCATAGCTCCATCACGGTTGAAATAATACCATTTATTATTAACCTTTTTCCAACTTGTAGCCATGTACCCGTCTTTGTCAAACCAATACCAGCACCCGTCCGTGTGCTTGAGCCATTTTTCAGAATACATATATCCGGATTCGTCAAAATAGAACCATGATTTGTTTTCTTCGATATACTCGAACTCACTTTTCGGATATGTCCCATTTGCTCGAGCGTACCAATCGCCTTTATCGTCCGACTGCCAACCTTTTTTCACTTCTTCCGGTTGAGCGTTTGGATTGGTCAAGCGGTAGATATAAAAGTATGGTTGTCCAGCGTAATACCAGCGTTCGTCATGATTGTTGATTGAGATACCATTATATGCATAATTACAATGAATGATGTTGTCACTATCAATAAACATACCAGTATGCCCGAACGCTCCAGCGCTTGCTCCACGCTTGCCCCAGATGAAGATGTCTCCACGTTGGGCGTTACATTCGGTATTTTCAGCGATAAGCTCATAACCGTTTTTAATAAGCCAGTCGTGCATATATTCAGTATTTACTGCCCAGCCAGCAGATACTGCTCCAGCGCTCCTCAAAGAATAATACATAGCTGATGAGCAGTCGTAAGAGTCGTCTCCGTCTCTATATTCCATGCTGTAGGACACTTTGCCCTCTCTAGCTTCCATCCATGCAATAGCTGTTTCAATATTGATTGTCATACGTTTTACCTTTCATTAGTCTTCGTTTGGTTCTGTATAAGTCAACGCTCTTTCACTATCTGAAAGTCCGGCGGTTGTCGGATCATTGACAACGCCAACCAATACTAGAAACGCAAATAAAACATTGATAAACACTAGAATTTTATCGACTGTATCGCCAAACTCTAGTGAAAAATTGAAGATATTCGCAAATGCTTGCGCAAGTAGTGCCAAAGCCGGTACTAAAGCAAGCCAAAAGTTTTTATTTTTAAGTCGTACTGACCAGTTAATCTTGTTCATCATTTTTCCTCTATGATTTCTAGTTCGAGAAATTTCTCAAACAATATTTTGATAGCACCGTTTCCGCCTAACTCGACGTAACTTTCATAAAGTCGTGAAAGTTCTTCGATTTCATGCTGACTTGTCTGTCCACGTTGTATTGCTTTTTTCAAGTTTTCTTGCAATCGAAAACGTTGTAACCGTTGCAAACCTTTGCCAATAAGCGAAAGATTATCCCGATTTTCTCGTCCAATTTCAGCAACTTCACTAACTGATTTTTCAAGTTCCCTGATTTTATCCGTAAGAACGTTGATTTGTTTTTCAGTTTCTTTTGTATTTTGCGTACTTTTGAACGAGAAATAACTTGGAATCATCACTACAAGAATTGTCGTGATGCGTTCCATAAATACCGACCAATCCAATTTAACCACCCCTTTTCTGAAATAGTGGTCTATTGAACGGGTTGTGTGTCTAGCTCGTTAGATGGGTTCTCCGGTTTTGGTTCAGTCCACTTCCAGACGCCCAGCTTACCGTTTCGTTCAAGGTCTGCGAGTTGTTCAAGCGTCTGTCCCTGGTAAGTAAAAGGTTCGTTGACTTGAATCATGACACGTTGACCTTCTTGAAATTTCTCAACGTGGTTTGGATTTTCAAGCGTGAAGATTTCTTGTGGTTTGTAAGTCTTGCCAGTTTGTCCGAGGTCAACCAATTCAAGACCACGTTTAAATAATGTAGGATCTAGCGGATGGTCAACATCGGTCACACGAACCAATACCGCCCAATCTGCGACGGATTTTACTTCCGCAATTTTAACATCTTTCTGTTCAAGTTTTGCTTCGTATTCTTGTGCTTGTGTTTGCAAGTCTTCTTGAAGTTTCTTCACCCCGTCCGCTGGATTTAATTCAGTAGCGACTTGACCGAGTACCGCTTGGATAAGAACTTCGTCTGTTTCGTTCACACGGTCACCGAGCAAAACACGGTCAAATGCTGTGTATGGTGCATCTTGTCGAATTGCTACGAATGTACGGTTGTTTTCTTGCAAGTATTTGTTGATGATTTTAAATGCCATATACTATTCCTTTTCTAATTTTTCTGCGGTTTCGTCAAACAATTCTTTTAGTTTTTCATCTGATTGTAAGACTTTGTTGACTTTTAAAAGTTGCTCTTGAGTTTCTTCAAGTTTAGTTTGTGCTTCTTCGTAAAGCACCTTGTAATTTGCACGTTCAATCGTCGAATTTGCGAATTGAATTGCTATCTCGTTAATTACTTTGTCTGCTTGGTTCATGGTTCCCTTTCTACACTTTAGTTCTGTAATATCCTGGTGCTCCTAAATTATTATATTTAAAATGATCTTCAATACCTTTAAAATTCTTGTCAATTAAATCTAGGATTGTCACCAACGAGGTTCCTCTGAAATAAATATTATCTAAATTACTAATAGTACGGCTTTCTGTATTCATAATGATTCCACCGCCTAGCGAATTGGGCATAAAGTCCATAGTCTTGCCATAAAAAGTTATAGCGGTTTGAATATTACTTCCTGAACGACCGTTCCAAATTTGAATACCAGCAGAAGTATGTTCAATCCCTGTAACACCATTTCGGTTACTCATTAATTGAGTATATGCACCAGGAACATCGTTGATTGCCCCTTGCCCGAAAATAAGGTATTGTAGTGGTTTATTATCGAATCTATTTCTAATTCCGACAGCTTCGGTATTCATATCGATCCAACCGCTTTGTAAGTCAAATGTGGTTTTCCCGTTTAGCGATGAAATTCGACCACCTTTTATATGATTCCCTGTGAAGTCAATAGACTGTATCTTAGTAATAGTCGCTTGTTTCGCAAACAACTCATTGATAAATGCTTGTTGTGATACCAACCGCTGGATGAATGCAGTATCAAATTTAACCTTCTCTGCGGTTACTGCTTCAGCTCCTAAAATGTTGGTAGTCACTGAACCAGCTTCAAAATTGGCCGTTTTGAGTTTATCAATCATGGCTGACTTGATAACCGCATTATCAATCAAGGTATCGCCTGTGATGTGGGTGGCTCTACCGATAATACGGTTATTCCCGTTTGCGCCTAAATTAATACCAGAAATTAAGTCACCAGCGCTATTTAAATTTTTGATGGCGTATGATCCAGCGAGTTGCGTAACTTGTGTCCGTACTGCTTCGATTGGTTCTTCTGAATCTTCAGGCGATGGTTGCCACTTGCGGTCATTTGTGCCCTCGTAGAAATCAAGCTCAGTCATGAATAAACCACCCCATTTATTCGGGTTGCTTTTTTCATACTCGAATTGCAAATAGCCGTCATCGTAGTCACCGACGTTAAATTTGAATGTCTTCTTTATCGCTTTTGCATTGTCAAAAACCGAGCCTTCAGCCCATCGAGGTTTGCCATCAAAAACGAGCTGTTTTTCTTCAAAATCTGCCGTTGAACCTTTTTTTCGCTTGCAAAAATACACTCTAAAATATTTCGAGTTGCTATCAAATCCTAAAATATTTAGAATATAATCAGTATTTCGTTTGATAATGAAACGTGGACTTTTAACAACTGCACCAGTGCTTAACTCAAACATACGCTTTTGTCCGTTAAAATAGAACTTATGCGATGTAAACCATAACCGTCCATTCGCTTCCGTCCAGTATTTCAACTCATCATCTGCTCGTGAATTTCGGAGCATATTCGGGCCACCTTGCGTTGAATACTTCCCGACTTCTGTCTGAAAAACTTGGTTGCTCATAACCATTCGAGAAACGTTGTTTGATACGTCGTTTTCTGCGCCACCCAAAATTCGCTCATAAAGTTGAGCTGTTTCTTTAACATGTTGAAAGTCTGCTTGATTTACTTTTCCGTCAACCTTGCTTGACATTTGAGCCATGCGACCGTTGATATCTTCTGTAAACGTGCTGAACATCTGAACGTTGTTCGCTGTCGTTTGATTGATTCTTAGGTTGATACCGTTCAAATCCGCTTGATAATCACTTTTAAACGTTGTCATATCGCCTAAAATTTGATCGCTCAGTCTCTTGGCTTTATACGCTAAATCAGCACTTGTGCCAGCCTTTTTCAAGGCTTCTTCTGAATTGGCTTTGACTTCTTCAAATCCAGCCGGGCTGAAATCTTGAAACCTTCGATTGATTTCTTCGGATAACGAATGTTTGTTTTCTTCAGTTTTAGCTTCAACAAGCTTGATTTGATCACTAAAATCTTGCTTGATTTGGTCAACCTTAGCGTCGAACTCTCTATCTGCTTCTTCAATTTTATTTTGAAGTTGAGCTTCAAAGTTATCAAATTGTAAAATCTTTTTTGTTATGGTTCCAGCGTACGAATATTGCGCATCGTTGCCAGCTTTGCTGTCGGCACTAATACGACCACGAAGCCCGCCTTTGAAGTTGAAAGATTGACTCAAAATTGGAGATTTGAACTTCTCCCCTGTGTTGGTTTTGATGGTCACCCATTGGCCAACATCAAGTAATAGATACCCTTGATAATTCAGGCTAAACGGATAGTACCTGATATCCTTGATATTGTAATAGAGGTTGTCTAAGGCAGACTGGTACATCAACACATTCTCAATTTCAAGAGAACGACCTGTACGCAATCCAACCGTGAGTGTTTCTTTATCCTTTTTACAGGTTATCCCTGCGATTTGATACTCAACTTCACTTCTAGTTAAGCCGTGTAAGAAGTAATTATCTGCTGTAATCGTGATACCCGAATCAGTCAACCCTTTGATTTCAAGTTTCCCTTCCCGGTTGAAAAAACAAGACATCCCAAGTATTTGAGTCGATAAGCTCAAAACATCTCGAAATGTCATTTTTTTATTTTCAGGCACCTTGTCAATTTGATAATTCATAGATGCAATACCCATGTTTTCATTGGCAAGTTCGACACCTGTTTTTAAACAGATTTCTTTGATCACATTTTTAATATCTGCTGGGTAGGTTAAGTCTGTGACATATTCACGGTTCAACTTAAACATGCCATCCATGAGGTCTAACGTAGTAGTGTTACGATTTCGGTCGATTTCAATGTCGTTGACAAAATACTCTCCCATTTTAACCCATTCATAGGTTCCATCGACCAAAAGGCCAATCTCTGGGTGAATTTTATCTAACTTATAAAAAGTGGTAATGATGCTCGTAAAGACGATTTTAGCACTGCCTGCGCATGTTCCACCAGGCTTATAAGTGTCACCCTTAATATAGCCATAATCAAAACTAGCTTCTTTGATATCACCTGATTGATACTGTCCTACTCTGATAGCAAGAGTACGGTTTTTAGCGAACATCGCTTCATTGAATTTATGTCGTCTGAATATATCCATGTTCTACCTACCTTTCTATCAGATTGAACTTAGCACCAGACCAAGGTTTGAACTTCTCAGTAAATGAATAGCTAGGAGCCGTTCTGTCTCCAACATAAAAAGTCTTCGTGGTTTGACCCGACATAGGGTCAGGATAGGACACCGTAAAAAATTCAGGTGATACGGCATTTAAAAGTTGACTCATTTCATCTTGAGTCAGCATGCCCCACTCACAATCTAATTTACGTTTAACCGTGATACGGTCACGCACCATGTCTCCGTTTGCGTTACGCCCTGTTTCTCCGTCTATGTCCTGAATACCGACCTGAAAAGATTTGGGAGGCTTAACAGCCACCCCGTTAATAATTAAGCGTGCCATTTTACCTCCCTCTAAATGTTAAGCAAGACTTGTCCTGCACGTTCCTGTTCTCTATTGATTTCTTGAATAGCCACACGTCCGAATTCGTGGCCACCAATCTGGATCACGATGTCGCCATTGCCACTGAAGCCACTTGATTGCGTTAAGCCACCACCTAGAGCGTTGACTACTGCACCACCTACGATACGACCCATGGTCTGTAAGAAACCAGTGTTCTCAAGTGGCATGACAACCTCTTTACCAGCTTCACCAATCATGGCCACAGTCGGGCTGTCAACGATACCACCACGAGCTAATCGAGGTAGACTCACATAGCCAATACCACCAAGAGATACGCCAGGGATTTTGTTAATCATACCAATAACGCCATTGATCATGCTGATGAAGCCGTTGACTACATTCTCAATCGTTCCAAGCACTGCATTAACTGCGCTTCTAAAGGCTCCGCCTACTGCGCTACCGACTGCTTGACCTGCGTTAACAAAGATACTCTTGACAGTTGACCAAACGCCACTAAAGAAGCCTCCAATGCTACTAAATGCGTTAACCACTGCATTATAAGCGCTTGAGAAGATACTTCCAAACCAAGTAGCTACGTTAGCAAGTGCATTCGTGACGTCGTTCCATCTTTCGCCGAACCAAGTGCCGATATTAGCAAATATACCAGTAAGCCCATTCCAAGCTTTCTGGAACATATCTGTGAACCAGGTGCCGATGTTTGAAAGTGCAGTAGTCACTTCAGTCCAACGAGCACTGAACCATGTGCCTAAACCAGTAAAGATGGCAACAATTCCATCCCATGCAGCTTGAAACACGCCAGCGAACCATTCCGCAACCGGAGAGAAAATAGATACGATACCGTCCCAAATTCCTTGGAAGATTGCTACAATCGTATCCCAGATAACTTTCAAAACTGCTACTGTTAAATCTAACAATCCAGTTAAGATTGTAGACAAGATGTTCATGATCGCATCGCCCGTTTCGGTGAAGCCATCAAAAATCTTATCCATATCACTGGTAAGAATTCCAGTGATGATATCAAACACACCCTTAACAAAGTCAGCTATTCCTCCCAAAATATCTGCAGCAGTATTAAATAATACACGGAAGACTTCTCCGATATATTCAAGAGTTGGAGCTAGAACTTTCGTTAATTGTTCAACAATAAAGCTGATAACTGGTGCTAAATAAGCATTGATGACTTGTGACATTTCTTGGAAGCTAGCGACCATGTCCAAAATCTTTTGAATCAATGGTGAAATGTGCTTACCGATTGTATCAGCGAAACCTTGGCCGATTTTCTTGATGACCGGTTGGATATGATTGTTCCATCCTTTTACAAATACGCTAACAAAACCAGATATAGCCTTAGTTGATGATTCAATCGACGGTCTAATATAATTATCATACACACGACTGATTGAATCAGACATGTCATTGATTGCTTGTTCAGCACTTTCAAAGATTGGAGCGATGTCAGACAAAGTATTTGAGAAAATTTCAGCAATGCCGGGCATGTTATCCGTAACAATTCGCTCAATTCCTTGCATAAGATCGCCACCAAACTTGTAGCTAATCTCTACAATACTTGAACGAATCGCTAAAATAGATGACACAATCGAACTTCCAATGCGAATGGCACCAGTCGATGTAATGACATCGTAGAAGCCGTCTGCGAACGCTTGAGCGATGTTTCCGGCCGAGGCAAACATATTACCAGTGTTCTCAAATTCCGCCACCAAAGCACGGATGATGCGCTCTTTTTGGCGCCCTAAACCATTTGCGATACTTTCAGCAAGGAAAACACCGATACCAACTCCGACCGTACCGATAGAACCTGCAATCTGCCCTAGTGCATAAGCGATTTTCTCGTTCATGCCATTGAAGGCATTAACTACCCGTGGATCAGTAGCAATTTCTTCAAGCGTCGTCTTGATTTGACCAAGACCAATCTTGATACGTTCTAAACCTTCAGCTCTGAATGCAGCAGTGAAACCTTTGCTAAAGAGGCTTGTTAGTCCTTTCAGCTTGTTTCCTAGACCGTCAAAAATGCTCTTGAATTGGCTATCCATATCAGTCAAGGCTACTTCTGGCAAGATATCCTTGAAAGGTGCGCCACCGCCTCCCTTTCCTTTCTTACCTTTACCTCCGCCGCCTCCGCCTTTGCCTTTTCCAGCACCATCGTCATCGCCAGAATCGTCTTTCTTACCTAATAGGTTGATTTCATCAAATCCCATTAGACCAAGTAATTCCTTAACGGCTTTTTTAGCTGACTTGGCTGTGTCGTCCAAGTTATCGGCCATACCACCTGAAGCATCGTCTGCATCATCCATGGCATCTGCAAGGTCACCAGCTCCGCCTGCTGCATCTTGCAAAGCGTCCCCAGCGCTACTTGCTGCACTAGCTACACCGCTATCTTTAACGGTCGCTTTCTTGTTAAATAGCAAGGCAATGAACTCTGCTAACTTGCCAGTAACATTCTTCAATACCATAGCAAAAGAGTTCAAGATTGGCATAATGGCATTGATAATTGGTAAGAATGCGTTACCTACGTTAAGTGCAGCATCTTTAAGCAATGATTTAAACAAGCTGATTCGTCCGTTGACTGACTGAGACAAGGTTGTGCCGTATTTAGCAGTCGCTTGTTCCAAGATAGCCATTAAACGAATCTGTTGTTGTGTCTGGTAATCCAATTGGTCCCAGCTTTGGCCATTTGCAAAACGCTTGAACGCTTCAGTAGATTGAATCATAGCAACATTGACGTTGATTCCTAAATCTTCAATTGCTTCGGTGTTCCCGAGCAAACCTGAACGAATACGCTCCATAACGTCCGTAATGCTACGTCCTGAACCTTCAGCAACAACTGCCGATGTCTGAAGCATCTTAGCAGTATAGGCGCTTAATTTCCCTGAATCTTTAATAAAACCAGAGAAAAGGTTAGAATAAACCGCACCGTAGTTAGTAGCCTCTCCTACGCTCATATTCATAGCGTTGGCGTTATCGTTAACCCATTTTAAGAATGTTTGCGAGCTCTCGCCCATTTGGCGTTTAATTTGGTTGATTGAAGCTGTAACCTCAAGAGCCATCTGTGTCGAATACATACCAACATCAAGCAACTTTTTGCCAAGATAAGCAAAACCTGCGAATTTAGCTAATTTACCAAAAACGCCTAGCATAGATCCTGACTGAGTTTTGATTTTGTTAGTTGACTCTTGCACCTTGCCAGATGCATCTTTGACCCTGTTCTCTACTTCTTTCATTTTGTTTTTGAAAGGCGCAATTTCAGCATCAATCATTACCTTGAGCTCATCAAGAGTAACTCCCATTTATTCCCCTTTCGTCTTAAATTTCCTGTTGTGACTTTCAGCAAACATGCGCATACGTTCTTTATGTACCCGCATTTCTTGTTCTTTCCTTGCTCTTTCGACTTGTTCTCTCTCTTCCTTGAATAATTCAGGGGCATAGTCCCAAACCTCAAGCGGTTTAGCATCTTTAGAGAGCAACAAAGAAACATTATTAGCAATCATTTGTGAAAGCGTGTACGACTCAATAATTTTGTCTTTTTGTTTTTGGATCCTAACACGGTTGTAACTTTCAATCAGGTCTCTGATTTCAAGTACCGTTAAATCCCAAAAAACGAGAGGCTCCCCCCCAATGTCTAGAAACATAGGGTAAAGCCTCTCAACCATTTCAGTTATAGATGTAACTGTAGTCTGTTCTACTCGACTACTTCCAGTTTGGTTTTCTTGGGAGCTTTCTTCTTGCTTGGTTTCTCCCGTGGCATAAAACCCGAAACTTGGAGCAATGGCAAGATAACATCCGCCATGAACGCTGCCTGGTCTCCACCATTATCGACATACTCGTCGTAAAGGTCAGATGTATCTTCAAATGAAATACCGTGCTCGTATTTTTGAAGCGCTCCATGAGTTAAGAGCAACATCACCTTTAAAGGAGGTAATGTGAAAGTTTCACCTTCTTCAGGCATAAATACCTTGAGCAAGTTTGCTCCAATTTTTTCTTCAACTTTAGTCCCTTGCAAGGAAGTAAGGCGGAGTTTCAACTCCTTGTCCTCGCTGACCTTCCATGTCGTATATGGTAGAGCCATCTAATTAACCTCCAATTCCGTCTGTAAATTCAAGTTCAGATTGTAGTGCAATTTTAAGAGTAAACTCAATAACAGAGTTCACACCACCACCGCCAAGTTTGACAGATACCTGTCCTTCAAATTTGACCTTGGTGTTGTCTGGGTAGGTTTGTTCAAAGAAGAGCTTAGTTTTGTTGTCTGCTGCGTTACGCAAAACACGGTAAGGAGCATCTGCCCCGTCGTTTTTATAAGCGAATTTGTATTCAAGCTCCCCAGCATCGCCAATACCGAACTCATATTTTTTAGCCTTGTCTTCAAGGGTGGTATTTTCAACCTTTTCAGGTTCAATACCGAATTCAGGTACTTCTTTTAGTCCTGCAAGTTTGGTATAAGTTCCTTTAGCTGTTCCATAAGACAGCGTAATTCCATTTGCTAACATGTATTAATTCTCCATTCTGTATTGATAAACAAGCTCAGAGTCAAGGTCGACAATACCTTCAAATCTCATCAATTTATGCCTCAAATGAGAGGGGTCAGGGATATCTTGACTTTCAATCCTACGCAGGCCTAATGAAGCGAAAATCTCATTGATTTTAACTGCAAGGTTGCTAGTGCTATCATTATCGAAGATATCAACCTTATAGCGAATTGATGTTTTTTGTTCCTTATCGTCGAACCAATCGCCTGGCTTATTTTGTTCTTCTAAAAAAATAACGACTGGGAAGTTCTCCCAATCGTCTGGATAAGTGTCGGTCACATTATCTGCGACCTTCTGCAATTCTTTGTAAATTACGGGTTTAATATTAATCATTATATCTGTTCCTTTATCTTCCTACTAACGTATTTAGAGATACTCCTTGATACACGTTCCTGGTTGTCCTTTAAAGCAGGATACAAGTAAGGTTGAGCTGGTTGACCATACATCTTGTAAAACTCGCCTCTTTTTGCAAAGTGGTAAGGTCCTACGTTGATTTGGTCTTCATGCACATACCACGGACTAGAGCGATAAAACACGCTCACTTCAGGCGATATGCCTGAATGATTAGCTAGTCCTTTTGGACCTGTTCCAAGTTCGACATAAGCGCCGTGGTCTGAATTTGTGAATATTTCGCTTGATATCTTGTTGCCATTCACTTTCAACCGTACTCTGATGCTATTTCTCAACTCACCTTCATTAGCTGGTGCTCTGAGTTTAGCTTCAGGTTGAACGATTGTCTTACCAGCATGCAAGACCGCTTGGCCTACAAACTCATTAGTCTTTGCTCCGTAGAGTTTACGGCATTTAGCAATTAAGCTATCTGCTCCGATTAAACCTGACACGTTCTAACTCCAATACTTGATGTTGGCTATACACTTTCTTTGAGATAACCCGATGCGTGACTTCTGTCTCGCTCTCGATACAAACACCGTCTTTGACATTAATATCTGCATCTTTGCTCGCATTCGCATTCAAGATATCATTCAAGCGTTCACCGTATATTTCAGATTGTAGTTTGCTACTAGCTGGCCACAATTCAAGCCTTACTTCTTCAACCTTGTCCGTGTATCCTTCCTTAGCGATTCCCTCATCTGTCACGATTTTCTTGAACCGTTTGAGGTTATAAGGTTTCAGTCTATTCTTTTTCAAAAACATGGCCTGCCACCCTCGCTAAGCGATGCATCCGAACACGCTGTAAAATGCCCGTAGACAATCCATTTTCCCCGTAGGTAACAGATATACCACCTTCGCTTCTTGACTGCTCTCCCTCGCTTCCTGAACGATTGTAGAGCTCAATTACAAGCTCTGGGATAAGCCTTTCAAGCGCAGGCGTTAGATTGTCTCGATTAGTTTCTGATAAAATGATATTTTCTGCCCGTAAAATCAAAGACGAGAGGACCGCTTCGTCACTCTCGCCTATTAACATTTTTAATTTTTCAAGTTCCATAAGACCTCCTAATCTAAAGGAGTCGTCTCGTCTCCTTGTGCTTCGGTTTCTTCTTCATCAATGATTTCAACTACATCTGCGATATCAACTGAGAACCCTTCCTTGAGATTATGCGACAGTTCGTCAAAGCGTCCTTCTGTCATCTCAAAGACTTCGTTCTCTTGTCGAACCACTTGCGCTTGCCAATCATTGAACGCTTGTTTGACTCTGACTTTCATAGATCAGACCTTATTTCTTGATTTCTGCAAGCACGACTTTAGAATCATCTGAAACGGCCACTGTGTAGAACTCGTCGATTGAGATTTCAGTAGAACGTTTCAATGATTTACGGTCTACTTCGACGTTTGGATCACGTTTGAGATAGACTGTCAATGCTGCAGTGTCTTTTTCAGTTTCGTCATCATGAGTAAGTTTGATGATTGGGCAAGTGTAGAATGCGCTAGTTGTATCGAGAGTAACCTTTTTAGTAGGAACAATGCGAGTGTTAGCGATTGTACCAATTTCGCCAGTCATTACAACTTGGTTTGGATATTTATCCGCTGAAATGAAGTTAGGATCTTTACGCAAAGTTGTGACTTGTTTTGGATTGACAAACATTACTTTTTCAGTGTTAACTTCTTCTTCAAACAAATCAATAGCATCTACGATTACATCATAGCTGATTGCTTTTGTTTTAGAGTCATGCTTGCGAGTGTTTGTTTTCAAAAGAGCGTCCATTGCATCGTTATCAATTTTAGATGCGATAGAAAGTGCGAGTTGGTTTTCTGCGTTTCCTACTGGGTCACCATAACCAGAGAGAACAGCTTCGTCTGTCAATTCAACAGCTTTCATAGCTTTCTTGATTGTAGCAGTCTTAGTAGATGTACCAAGGACTACAACACCAGCTTCTACACCTTCGTTTACATCTTCAGCATCACCGATGTATGTGTAAGATGGTACTGTGATTGTGTTTCCTGGCACGCCTTCAAGCGTACGGTCGATTGCTGCAAATGGAATCACTTGCAATTTCTTTGGTAGCTTAGCTGCAATCATATCTCCCATTACTTCAGGATTTACTAGATTTGCAATTTTAGTTTGTGTCATGTTTTAAATTCCCCTTTTTTAATTAATTCAAAAACGAGTTATACAATTCAGGATTTGACTGTTTCAATGCAGCCTTTTCTGAATGACTCATTTGGAAAAATTGAGCTCTTGAAAGCCCTGTTGATTGTTGCGGCGCAGTCTTAATAGGTGCGCTACCTTTCATGCGGTCAGATACCCCTTTTTGGACTGCATCCTCCCACGTTTTCTGAATGCTTGCGACCGATTCAGTCACAGCTTCAGCGTTTGACAAATCAACCACGTTTACTAATTCAACTGGTAAGCCACGTTCACTTAACATTGCCTTAGCTTCTGCGGTCAATTCCTTACGAGCAATCGCTTGTTCACGATTAGCCAATTCTTGCTCACGCTGATCCAACTGATATTTCTGTTTCTCATCAGCGTTCATCTTGGCAAGTTTTTTAGCTTCGTTTTCCTTGGCTTCTTGCTCTGATTTCCACTTAGCAAACTTCTTGTCAATGATAGCATCGACTTCTGCATCTGTGTACTTTTTCTCGTCTTGCGGTTGGGTTTCGATAGTAGGTTCTGCAGGCACCCCTTGAGCTTCAACCGTTTCGACTGTTTGTGTTTCTTCGTTCATTACGAACCTCCTATTTTTAAAGTCGTCCCCGACTGTATAATTCCATGGCTTTTAGTGTCGTCAATGCTCGGACAATATAAAAACCGCATCAATTCTGATACGGTTAAGTAACGATATTAAGTAGCAGTCTGTTCCTGCCAGCCAAGATGTTGGATCACCTCCTAAATAGTATCTAAAATATTCAGATACTCTAATTCTTCGTATGTTTCTGCAAAAATATCAGGCTTGCACGGATAAAGTTCGCCTTGTACACCTCTAATAATGAAATCGCCTGTTTTTGCAACCATGACACCTTCAAGTGTCTTGATTTCACACCACGCTGGATTCTTAGACCATTTACCACCGTCGTGAATAATAATTTCATTTCTTGTCACTGCGTCCCAAAACCAGTCTTCCTCAATCAAGCAACGTTCATTGAGTTGAACCGCCTCAATGACTACTGGTTTCTTTCTGTATTTCATTTTTTCAATCCTTTCTTTACACCTTCAATTATCCCGCTGATCACAGCCAGAATAATAAAGATTAACAACAAAAATACCAACCACCCAAAGGCGATTGATACCCATTCCCAAATAAACATCAGCTCCTCCTTTCTGAGCACGAAAAAAGCACTTAGATTGCTCTAGGTGCTTAATAAATTCTGTCGTCGTAATCAATCGGTTTTTCAAACGCTTCATTTTTCTTAATGCACGAATCCACGACTGAATTATATTTCGAAATAGCTTCCTCGTCTACCTCGAAAGGGATTATCAAATACACAGGAAAATCTTCACCAAAATGACTATTGTATCTCTCACTGATTTCTTTGAATTGATTATAAATTTTTTCATTCTTCCAAAAAAACATCCTGACCTCCTTATCAAACAATCGGCTTTTTGTTTTCTAATTTCAATTTTGAAATATCTTCAAATATCTTGTTGTATATTTTAACAGAATTTGGGAAAACTTTGTCATAAAATGTTTTTATTTCAGGGGTCATTTGTGCTTGAGTATATTCCGCAATAAATTCCATCCCTCGATGTGCTTTATTTTTCCAATACGAATCCGAATGATTGAAAGGCTGTGAACCATATTCCGCACTTCGAAAAGAACTCATCATATCCGAAGCTAATGCACCAACCTCCGCATTTGCTTCGGGACGAATTTCTGGGTTTAATTTCTTTGCTAGTTCAAGTAATTCTGATTTGAAATCTCTTACTTTAGCTTGACGAAGATTAAAGAAGTCTCGTTTCTCATCTATAGACACTCCTCTTTTGAGCTTCATATCCCCGAAAATATAATTGTCCATATCTTTTTTTATGGTATTGTACAAGTCATACTGACTGCTAAACGCTTTAGCTCCTAATTCCGGGGCGCCGAAGTAAGTTGCGACATTATCGATGCCATGAGTAAATTCATGAAGAACGATTGAATGTGCTTTCTGATTAAATTTCTTGTTGTAAATAAAATCGCCTTTTGCCAAATTAATTTGTGTGCCAGACACATGAGAAGACATTTCTTTTACTTTTGCAAATGATAATTTATCTACTGAACCGTAGAGAGATTGCACAAAATCATCATTCGGGAAAACACGCAATTCTCTTAAAAGACCTTGTGCATTTTCTTCTCCGAAAACATCTACAAAATTCGTCGTCCGGAGTTTTTCTTCTATACGTGAGACTAAATCACGACGAGTTTTAGGAATTTTGCTTTCTCGTTCTTCTAAAAGTTTTCTCTCTGCTTCTGCCTGCAATCCTTTTTGTTTCACTTTTAGCTTCTCTTGCTCTTCGACCCACTCATAATATTTCATAAGATCATCAAAGTCAAGATTGTTGATTTCTTCAGTTGTTAGTTTAGAGAAATCAATTTTAATGATTTTCTCGTCTTGGTCAACGTACTTAGAGTACCAGTCTTTATAACTCATATCAGCAGGTACGTACTCGACTTTGCCTGTTTCAGGATTTCTAGCCCTGCGCTCTAACTTGCTGTAGTCGATATCCTCATCGTGTGCGATGGTTATAGACCGACACCAAGGATGTAGTGGTGGGTAATTCACACCAGGAACGGCCTTGTCCGTATCGTAAATCTTGTTGTCGTGCTCCAGGCAAATGTGAGACGTGCGCTTGTCTAAGACTGCTACGAATTTATACTTTGTAATCTCGGCATCTTCATAGCTGAGCAGTTCCATCTGGTTATGAAAAAAGGCTGACTCAGTACGAACCAAGCGCCTAGCTTTATTTTGACCAACCTCAAAACGTTCAGCGATTGCTTGAGATGTATCTCTTACGCTTCGACCAGTCATAAGACTTACTAAAAGCTCGTCTTTCACACTTGAAGCGAGCGCCCCAGTATTTGACCATATTCTGTCCGAATAGGCCTCTCCCGTCCACTTTAGACCTTGTAGACGTTTGATTTCTGTTTCGGGTAAGTCGGAGAAGCTATAAGCAAGTCCTGTCTGCTGCTGCAAATCAAAGGTAGCCTTATAATAGCTATCCTTCATCAAGCCGCTGTAAAAGGTATCTGAGCCTTTCTTCTCAGAATGATAGATAGACTCACGCATCGAATCCAAGTCAGCGCTTAACCGTTCAAGTCGCTTCATGCGATAAGCGTAAGCCGGACTGTCCAAATCAGCCAGCAAACGTTGTATGTTTGGGTCGTCCGGTCTTGCTTCAAGCACCTTACGAAGTTCGTTTAGGTCTTTCTGGTCCTTCATGTTCTTCAAGACATGACGAGCATCACGCTCACTCAAACCATAATCACGTTGAAACTTGTCAAAGATTTTGTTGATTTGCTTGTCTAAATAAGCTTTGGACTCTTCGTAGACCTTATCAAACTTGTCTGCTTGCTTCTCAGCCTTGTCCATCTGCTCATAGATAAGATTAGCTTTCCTCTTGGTCCAATAGTCCTGGTTCTTCATCTGTCACCTCTTCGTCTGGCTTCGTGTTCACCTGATTAAAGAATGGCACACGTTCCATGTTCTTTTCTTTCTCTTCTTCGAGGTCTTCCAATTCAGCATCAGGGTCTTCAACGAATGGCAAGAGAGAAATAAGCTGACGAAGTGAAACCTTACCTTCAAGATTATTGATAACCTGTGACAATTCAAGTAAGTTCTTAGGTAATCCACGGCTAAACTGTGGCACAATTGAGTGTGCCTCAAGAGCAATCTGTTGCATGCCCAGATAATGAGCAAAGATAGCAATACGTTGACGGATACCACGTTTGTAATTTGCTTCCTTGGTCTTAGTAATCATCTCAAGACCTAGCAGCTTGAATTCCATAGCTACACCCGAGCTATTCCCTGCAAAGTTTTCATCTGTCAGATTTGGCACATGGCTGAATGTGTAGATGTCTTCTTTCAAAGCCTTACGCAAGATTTCAGTAGCGTTCTCGTCCAGAGCATTCTTCAAGAAATCAGCTTTGGCATCTGTTGGCAACTCTAAAAGTCCTTCTTCAGCAAGGATGCTCATTGCTTCTCTGGCATCTTCCGGGTTATCAGCTAATTGCGCACCGTACAATACGAGAATAGACTCGACTGCTTGTTCTTTGTCGTTGACACGATTACCCATCAACGAATTGTAAGCATCGATTAAGCTAATCTGTTGTTCATAATCACCAATCGCAAAGTGATTGTTTCGGTATTCAATGATTGGAACCTGACCAAGATTGTGAGGTTCTACTTGTTCATTCTGTGTTATTCCAGCACTTGAATCACGCAACACAATGTGATAGTGCAGATTTTGAGTAAAGACTTCAGCTTGATACTTGGTAGCATTCTTTATATCATCTTTGATTTCGTAGTAATACACTGCAAAGAGAACCTTGCGTTCAATACTGTCATCATAAACCAGGAATACATTCTCAGGATCTACGCTAGTAGAATCAAGTTCAGTCAATCCTTCTTTGGCATAGATGTACTCGTAAGCACGCCCGTAGATGGACATGTTCAATGCGTTCTGTGTGTCTACCTGGTCAATCTCAGCGCCATCAAACGCCACAAGTAAGGATTCGATATCACCTTCGGCAGTGTTGTTATACTTAACAGCATTGCCCATAAAGTAACCTGCGGCAGTGTCCGAAATATCCTTAGCGTGATTAGCTACTGTTTTAAAGTTTGGAGCGTTCTTGTTTCGTCGCTCATGTTTTAAAATAGCATGCTCACCCATGTAGTAGCTTTTAAGCTTCTTCAAACGCTGGCGTTCTTGTGCATGCTTTTGAATCAGCTTGTAGATCAATTCCTTGTTCAAAGCTGTTTCGTCATATCCCTCTCTCGGATAAGTTAAAATCTGATACATTTAATTCCTTTCTATAAGCCATAAAAAGATTTTCTCTTAACGGTTGCTCTTGGTTGTGCATGTTGCGAGTAAATCGCATAACGCACCGCATCCAGCACGTCATCATTCTCTTTCACTGGCTCGCCTGTCTTTTCGTTCCAGATGTATTGATAGACTTCATCCTTGAACTTGCTAACATTGTTTGATACAACAAAAAAGCGCCCTGCTTTCATAAGCTTAGCGACTTCTTCAATACCAGACAACACTGCTTTATTAGCGTTGAATGTTTTTAGTTGTTCTCTTTGAAATCTAGCAATGTGTTCAGGTCGTGCGCTATCTGCCCAAAAAGTAATATTCCCATATCGTTCCTTGATATTCTTAGCAAGGTCTACCCAAAAATCTATCTCTTTGTATTGATGAGCGTGTTCCTCTAACAGATAAGCCGAACCGTCAGACGTTTCTCCGATAACAACGATTGAGCCAAAGTGTTCATATCCCCAGTCGACACCAGCGTATACTTTTGCGATGTCTTCCGGCGCATTACCCACAAACATACTCTCGCTAAAATCACGATAGACTACTCCTTCACCAGTTACCCACAGTCCGAGGATGTCTCTGTCGTAAAATACACCAGCTGGTGTAGCGCTTTTGATATTCTCGCGGTATCTATCAGACATGAATGTATTATCATCTAGCTTGAAATGAAAGTCTATAATCATATCATCCCCAGAGTTGATATAATCTCGTCTGAGCCAGTGAGTCGGGATATCCGGGTTACTGTCCCAAACAATCCGTGCTCCCTCTCCAGAACAACGTGAGATAATTTCTTTAAACACTTGTTCGTTGGCTAATGATGCCTCGTTTATGTAGGCTCCAAAAGCAGTAAAACCACGGGCACGTTTTAGCCCTGAAATCGAACCGGTATATACTTGGATAATTTTGACTCCACAAAGAGTAAACGCACCATGTTTATCATATTTTGGTTCAATACCGAACATGTTATATAATTCCTGGATGATATTGTTTTGTATCGACGTTGAAGAGGTTCCGGCTAAAATATACATTGGCTCATCAATGTTTAATCTATCAGCCGTCTCTCTCACTCGTGCAATCTCATTTATGAAAACCATATTGTTTAGAACGGTTTTACCTGAACGCTTTGCACCATGCAGACCACAAATAAAAAAATCATCATTTAAAACCCGCTTAAGGACTTGCTCTTGTTTAGGGGTGAATTTACTTGTCATTAAAAGCACCTCTCAAAGCCTTAGCGAACTCAACAAGCTTATCGTCATGCTCATCATCCATGCTGATTTGCGATTTTAGTTTTTCGATTCGTAGTTTTTGTTCCTCAGTAACAAGAGGGGAGCGTATAAGCTCGTCATAAGTCTTAATCATGCCTCTAAGCTCAGTCTGAGCTCTTGCTATTGCAGCTAAGGCCTTGCCTTGCTTATCCCATGATGTATGAATTTCATAGCTTGCTCCACCTTTTGCCGTGGTGGCTATAAGTACGCTTGTAGTATCATCAACATCCTGAACGTAAAGAATACGCTGAGCATGTAGTAAATTAGCATAGGTCAGCGTGATATTCTCCCAAAGAATGTCAATAGGCTGTTTTTCTGAAAGCTCTTGCGCTATCTCATATACCTCTTGAGGGAGATACTTAGCAAATAGCCCATGTTTCACGGCATTAGTGTTTCCCTTAGGTGCTCCATGCCCCAGAGCGTTTTTACTGCCCTTAGGAGCGCCCCTCGGCTTTTTGGAGCGTTCCGTATTTTTCTTTTGGAACGTTCCTTTTATTTTAGGTTCCCATTTGTCTTTACTTTTCCAACCTCGGACAGTGCCAGCTGAAACACCCAAACGCTCAGCGATCTCAATCAGTTCAACATTCCCACTGTTCTCTGAATAGATTTCAAATGCTTTGTCTCGGTTGGGGTCTCTTGCTCTACCCAAGCCTAAACCTCCTGTTATTTATTTGTTTTGAAAAATCAAAAAGCCACTCGATGAGTGACTTAGTGCAAGCAGACTACAGACTTGCGTGTTAATTAGAAAGAACATTTATTTTTATTTTGTGTAGTCATTTAAAACCTCTGAGGGAATCAAACCCTCTAGCTTATAACTTACCTAGGATATAAGTAGCTACGCAATCATGCAAGGTCCAGTCGCTGCTGCCGACCATTTAATAAGTTAATGAGTAATTTATGAATGCTAAGCCTACTGCCTACCCCATTCTGGGACACAAAACACTCAAAGGAGAGTGTGGGATTTGAACCCACGGACCGCACATAGGCGATCACCCGTCTAGCAAACGGGCGCATTCAACCTGACTCTGCCAACTCTCCATATCAAGGGAAGACTTACTGCCTTACCCTTAATTCTTGATGATACTATAATAGCACGATTGTTAGACCAGTGCGCTTCAACCTAGTTCACATTAGTTCACATTAGTTCGCTTTTATCAACTACAACACCCAATTCACGGATTGCATCTTTCTTCTTTTTGTAAAAAGTAGTCTTACTGCATTGTAAAAATTCAATCATATCATACACGCTTGCTTTCTGAATATAAACCATCCTTAAAATTGTTCGACTTGCAGGCTTAGGCATTTTATCAATCAATTTACTAAGCTCAATTCTGCGCTGGATAGCCTCAGCAGTTGCTTGCTTCATGTACTCTTTCAAGGAATCTTGCATACTAAAAATATCGATGTAACGTTCATCTAATCGAACCTTCTGACCACCTTGAACCTTATCCATGCTCATTTTAGGGCTAGAAAGTAAACTAGCTTCAAGTTTAGCAAGCTCGTCTATTCGATTCTGTATTTCTTCATCCAAATTCTGTAGTTCATCAAGTAAATCTTTAGCCTTGTTCACTCTCTATCTCCTTTATGATATAATAATATTATTGAAAACGTTGTCGAGGCAGAGAGTGCCTTGGCTTTTTTTATTTTAGTAGCTATTGAGTATCATCATCGTCTTTTCGTAGCTTAGATGTACTTTTGCTCTTTCCTCCTCGTATCCTCCGAGTAGTTTTGGAATTCTGAAGTAAATGATTGTAGTGTTGTCATGTTGTTTGACAACTGAGAAAACGTACTTGAGCAAGGTTTTTCTAAAGGCTACGTTAGGAAAGACTACAAGCTCTTGAGCTCCTATTCCTTTTGTAGTCGCTTTATTTATTCGGCTCCCTGTGTACGGATATTTTTTAGGTCTCATTCCTTAACCTCCAAAATATCTTTATTTTCGTAGATGTTTCCGATAACTTCGAAATTTCCACCATGCGAAAAATTAGACATATAATCAACATTCCAGCGGTCATCGTGTGGTTTCAAACGATAACTTCCTTTTTCGTTATCGTAAAAAACAGTATAAGGACTATCAAGAACCAGAACTATATCCCCCTCAAAGATTTCTTTGCCGTTTTTATCTTTTAGTCCTGTTGACTGCATGAGTTCGATTTCATCAAATCCATAATAATCTAAGTCTCTTTCACTTATCAGACCTTCTTCAAAATATAACGTTTGGACACAAATCTCTTCGTCTTCAAAATTGATGTTCATAACGTCATCATTTGCAATCATTTTTTTGTTATTTTTATGCCACACTCTAAATTTTGGTCTCATAACCTCACCTCATCTCCAATTTTCACTTTCTCATACACGTCCTTCGTAACCACGAACACACCGTAGTCACGAATTTTGATAGTGTATAGCTTGCCGTGCCGTCCTTTCTCGACGACTTTACCTTTAATTTCTGCGCCTTTATTATCTGCTTTGTAGATTACAATCGGGCGCTTTTGTTCAAGTTTCTTAATGTGGATACATTGCCAGATATTCAAAGTAGCTGACAAGACAATCCAAACCGCAATAAATCGTTTCATTCTGCGACCTCCTTTTCTACAGTAATTGTAAATTCACGATCATTTATGTTTAAAGGTAGAACTACCCCTGTTTTTGAATCGTCTTTTAGCAAATCCAAGACAATCTCTAAAACTTGCTTACCTAAAATCAATTGTGCCTCTAAAATGTTTTGCTCATCCATCACTCCACCTCCTTAAAGCGCCCTCCCAATCGCTGGCAGGGTGGACGCATAATTCCGTTCCGTTGTAATAAACAAATTCCTTTTCACCATAATTATTTTCTAAAACCCAGCCTTTTATGGTTTTCACCCCGTCAAAAGCCTTGTGTGTATACTTTGCAATTTTCATCACTCCACCTCCTCAACTTCAATACCTTCACAATCAAACACCCAGCCGAAGCCTAAATCTTCTAATTCTTTTCGGGTGAATTTGCTTCTTAATTTGCTTTGTAAAAATCCCAAGAATTTTTCATCTTTAGCACTTACAAGATACTGATCCACTGCTTTTAGTTTCACCCAATACCGCTTTTCTTTCTCGACCTCGTAGCCGAAAAGTATAGCTTTTATCAATCTTTTTCTGTTTTTTACAAAAAAAACAACATCTTCCGTCAAGTCTTTCATCTCAACATTATTATTATCTGTAATTTGATGTCCCCAGCCTGCTCTTGATACATAATATAAAGCCTTTGTAATATCTGAGTCTCTGTCAAAATCAAACGTTTCAAGGAATTTTGCTTCTTCCTCAGATACTTTGACTTTCTTTGGTTCGTCTAGTTGTTCTAAATCTTGAAGAAAAATTTGACGGGCTGTTTCTGCTCCTGGAGCATCCCATACACCTTCAAGTTTTTTATATTTCTCAATCAATCGTTGTACTTTCATCTTCCAACTCCTTTAACTGTTCTTTATACCTTTTCAGTTTCTTCTTCCAAAAATCTCTTTCAGCAGCTCTCATGTGCACCGCTGACTTCTGACTTGGTTTCTTCAGTTCTTCAATCTTTTCTTCTGCTACTTCGATTGAACGTTTTAAACCCTTGATTATATCTTGGTTTATTGTACTCATTTATCCATCCATTCTACGATGCCAGCGATCACGCATTTTTTATCAAGACGACTTGTAAGTGTCGTCCGATTGTATAAACCGTGACTGGTTTCGATGCAGTTGTTGTAAATACTCTTAATTTGTACGATTTTAAAAAATTCTCCATTTTTTAAAACTTTTACAAAATCACCAACTTTAAGGTTCATCCGAATACCTCATTTAGTTCTTCGACTTCTTCATTATGTTCAAACGGTTCATAGGCTAACCGTCCAATACCTTTATCATTTACACCGTCCTTTGTGTCAGTAACATATTTCAAAAATAATGCTTTCTTACACACATAACAGAGAATAGAACTTTTATCAGGATTTACTTTTCTGATATAGCATTCTCCACAAAAAGGACATTGTACGTCAACTTTCATTTTTAACTCCTAAAATTGTTCAAAAAATCAAATGCAACCGTGCAACCGATAAAAAAAAAATTTAAAAAATAAAATTTAAGAATCCTTATTTAATAGGCTTTCTCTATTATTAATACTTTTATTAATACTTTTTTAAAAAATAACGGTTAATCGGTTGCATTATATAAAAATAGTATAAAAAAGTCAGTATTATCAAGGGTTTAAGGGTGCAACCGTTCTTTCAATTTATCGGTTGCATATCGGTTGCATGCAACCGTTCTTTCTAAAAAGTGCAACCGTGCAACCGATAGAATTTCAAAATGCAACCGATCTATTTTTCTTTAATTCGCTTAAATCCTTTAGTATTTTTTCCACCAATTCTGAACTGACCTTTTTCCCAACCAGGGTGATTATCCATAATCATATTGATTTTAGTTGATAACTTTTTATCATTTGAATTTCTCATAAAGAGGTTATACATCATCTCACGAGTTGAGACTTTTTCTAATTTTTTAGTACCAGCTTCAAACTCACTACTGTTATCAAAATACTTACTTGTATACTGATGTTGTTGCTGAATAGACCAACTTGACCAATTATCAGGAATAGGCATTTCCAAGTATTCAAGCACTTGTAATTCCACTTCATCACGGTACATGAATTTCTCACGATAGATTTCCAACCGTTCTTCAGTTTCTTTATCAAACATCAAATCAGCACCAGCTTTATAGATTGTGACAGCCTCGCCCCAAATTTGTTCGACTGTTTCAGGTTCAATTTCCATAGGGTGTTTTTTCTGATTGTCAATATTTGCGAGTACAGGCAAGAATCTACGTTCACCTGTTTTGTCTTTCAGGTATTCTTTCTGATTAGTTGTGCGTGCTAGAACAAAGTTTTTAGCAAATTCTTCAGTACGCTTCATGTAAGGTTTACGAAAACGTAAGCTTGTTTTTGAAATAAAGGCTTTTGTTTCAGCAAAACTCATTCGGTTACTAGCAACCATTTCATCATCATTGACAATTAATGCTTTTAACATGATGTCGTAGTTATCTTTATTTGCAAAATCTGTGACAGCATCGGTATACCACTCACCACCTAATTTTTGTAGAAGAGAGGTTTTTCCAACACCTTGACCACCTACTAAATCCAAAACGTAGTCAAATTTAGCATAAGGGTCGTATACTTTAGCAACTGCACCGACTAACCACATTTCAGCGATTTTAGAAACTAAATCAATATCTTCTGCACCGAGATAGACTTGCAGCATTTGGTTGATACGTTTACGACCATCCCATTTTTCTGCTGCTTTTTCCATATAGTCCATAACTGGATTGTATGACCTTTCTGAGAAGAAGGTTTCCATGCCATCCAGCATCGCTTGGTTTGAGAAAGCAACACCTAATACACTTTCAAAATAAACTTTTACAACTGAATCAAAATTAGAGGGTAACTCTCCTTTTTTAAAAAAAGTATTTCCAATTCTGATATCTTTAGTCAATTCATGCTCTTGTGAAAATTCATTGTGCTTTAAGTAAATACTTAATTGATCATCAGCCTTGAAAGAAAGAAGTACATTATTTGGACTATTTGATTTGATTCCTCCTTTGTCATTCAGTATCATTGTATCTTGTGAATTTATGCTAACTACATTACCAATTGTTCTCACCTCCTATCTTTTTTAATCATACTTTCAACAGTACGCATCACTTCTTTTTCCGACAAAGGATTTTGACTGTTAGTATTTGCTAGTTTCGCTAATTGAATGACTACTTCATCATCAACTGCTCGATATAATAAACCACCTACAAATTTAGCTAGTTTATCATTTCGTCCACCCTCATCACCAAAACCGAGAGCGATGGTTTCAAATAGTTCAGTGGTTTGGGTTCTGTCTCTGGTGTAAGACCTTCTAGCTAAATTCCTTAAACCATCTTTACCATCATAGGTGTGGCCATGTGTTTCTTTGTATTGTTTCTTAATTGCTCGAATTAAATCTCTGGAAGGTGTTACGATTGTTCCACCTTCCTTTGATTTTTCTAAATCCCACTCATACTGACCTTTATCTGTGGCAGATGGCGCTACTAGAATATAGTTATTTTCGTGAGCTTTGATATCAACACCTGGTAAAAATCCAATCATCTGCGTGATAGGTTCATCATCTCTTTTAAAGTAGAATAGATGTTTCCCACCACTTGCTGTTTTTGCTTGCAGAGTTGGTTCAATCAGTTTTAAGTATTTCCATTTTTTAAGAGACTCAAAACCATTTGATTTACCATGCTTGTCGATATCGATAACAAAAAAGTTAGTTGTTTTAAGGGCGATGTTAGCATTTGGATAACCATCCCAAAAAGCTTCAATTTCACTTGCAGTCATTGCAGGTTTATCAGCAAATTCAATTAATGGCATTTTATTTTTAGGATTGATTGGAATGACTGAAAATCCTAAATTTTGATATTTTAGAGCGTACTCTTTCATACTAGCCATTCCAATTTCCTCCTATGTTTTATTTTTAGAATGGTAAATCATCATCACTGACTTCTAAACCTTCAGCAGTTGGAAGTCCTTCAGCTTCTTCAAGATCATAATTACGATATGTTTTACCTTTGCTTTCAGTTTCTGTGATAACAAGGTTGTAGTAAGAACCAACTGCTTTACGTTGAAGCGCTTCTTCCAAAGCTTTACCGTCTTCTTCATCCCCTTGCATATTATCACCAGCAAGAACCAAAGCCTTGATAAAGAATTTCATAGTACGTTCTACTGCCCAGTCTAACTTCTTACCCTTCCATTCGGTCAATGTTCCGAATGAAACGTATTCTGAGCGACCGTCATAGTAACCACCACGGATTTCAAATTGATAAATTAAACTTTCCCAGTTACTTTCTGCGATATTGAAACTTGCTTTTTTCAAGATAACTGGATAAGTTCCAGCAGGGATTGGTGCAGGTCCGTTTGCACTGTCTTTACGTGGGTCAAAACCTTCTTTTTTGATTGATTTTGCGATATCTAATAAACTCATGTTGTTTCTCCTTTTTCCTTAAAATAGTTCATTTACTGAAGCAGTTTCTACTTCTGTTTTAGTTTCTTGTTTAGCTGCTGTTTTTTCTTCAACCACAGGCTTAGTCTTAGCTGGACTAAGAGCGCCACGGATAGTGGTTAAAATCTTCAAGATTTTTTTATCATCAACCTGGTCAGCGTAGTAGCTTTTACGCTTACGGTCAACCTCACGGTTATAGTTATTACCGATTTTTTCGGTATGGATCATCAAGTCAGAGTTACCATTGATAAGATTTACATACTTATCTTTCAAGCTTGGTTTATCCTTGGTTGCATTTCCATTGTCATCATATTCAGAGATTTGACGACTGATATAGATAACATTCATTGGTAAGGCTTTAAGGTCAATAACCAATTCGGTAACTGCTTGATTGAAGAAATCATAACCTTTACCGTATGGAATTTCAGACAAGGATTTCAAACGAGGTTTACCTGCTGGTGTCAATTCGTCACAAACTGCAATCTTAATCATTTCAATGACATCATCGATAACATCGACTACAACTGTCTCATAAGAATGTTTTTGCGTTTGAAGTGCCAGGAGGATTTCTCCCAACTGTTTGATAACTGAGTTGGTAATTCGTCCAGTGGTGTCTTTTTCATTCAATAACTGAATACTTGGTACGCTATTAGCTTCAGCATTCCCATCCGTATTTAGTACGATAGGGTTTGGAAACTCGTTTGCAAGATAAGACTTTCCACTCATGGTTTCACCATAGATGAAATAGTTACGAGGGGTGTCTTTTGGAATTTGTGGTTTGTTTTCTGGTAATTTAAACAAGGTTTATTCTCCTTTATAATAAAATTCAATTACATTTACATCATGTTGCTGGCGACTTCCTGTTATGCGCCAAAGCAACTGTCGGTAATCATCGTATTCTCCAGAGCCTTCTTCGACTGGATCTAGTACGACAATTGTTTGGTATTTATGTTGTAGGCCATCTACACCTACACCTAAGACTTGACTGGTAGCGACTACTATTTGATTATCAAGACCGTCCTTTACGTCTCCAGTCCAGATACCGATGTTCGGATGCCTTTCACGGATAACATTCACAATCTGTTTAGACTTACTGACAATCAATATATCATGTGGCGCTCGTTCAATTAGTCCATCAATCTCTAACATTAATGGTGTGTCTTTGTTGACTGCTTTTAATTTTGGAAAATCAACATCTACACCAGTTTGGTTGAGGTAGCGCTCGAAGGTGTTCCTTCCAAAAGATTGCTTAGCCATGGCAGTCTTGCCATTCACAGTTACAAGGTTTAGCTTTCTAAACTTAGCAAGTTTTTCTGGATTTCCTGGAGCGACTCTTTTTGGGTAGAACCTAATCTCAAAACCGTTATTTTCAACTGCATTTTCGATTTCTTCGATTTCCTCCCATCTAAAGAAGTTTGGTAGGTTTGAGACATAGTTTTCATAGTCTCTAAAATCTTCCCACTTTTCTTTTGAATAACTGAATGGATCATAGACCATTTTTCCGTGTGTCTTTTGCCAATCAAATTTATTGTTAGGTGTTGCCCATCCAAAAATTGTTTTTTCTAGTGGGTAGAAGTTTTGCCCTTTTTTTCGGATTGGTGTTGCTGAAAGACCTATCGTGTATTTGCGCTTTATTTTGCGATATAAGGCCACTTGCTTATCGCTTGACATATTCTGCCATTCATCCACAATCAGCACGTCACAGTCTAATTTAAGCCCTTTTTTGACTTGATTTTGAAGATACCTATCTGTTTGAATGATAATCTCAACATCGTTGTCAAAATTCATAAACTTGACTGCATCTATCCAACCATTCAGAATTGCAAGTCGGTTGTTTGTGATGATGATTTTCTTAGCTTTTTTATGTTTAGCGATGGCAAGCGCACAGATAGTTTTACCGCGCCCACCAAGAGCTTCAAGAAAAATTCCATTTGATAAGTGGTCACTTCTTTTAACTGCTTCAGCTTGCCACTTTCTTAGAGTTATTGTGATACTCACTCACCACCTTCCCGATGTCTTGAATTACTTCTTCAACATCATTCCTCATGGCCCAGAATAGTCCGAGCCTTACTGCTGCTCGTATGTCTTGGTGATGGCTCTTTTCAAACTTCCAAAGACATAAGATTTTTAAAAGGTCATCTGGAATGTCTGACTTGTACCCACCGTTATACTGAAGGACGACATCTGGATAACACAACTGGATATAAGCGATCGTTTCAAGTACGCTATTATCTTTTGACCTGTCGTTATCTCTAGAGCGAAACTCTTCGACAATCACTACATCAAAATCAAGTGTTTTTCCGATATCGTGAAACCACTTAGCAAACCCCTTCATGCCATAAGACACTACCCAACTATCGACTAACCTCGCATTATCAAGTAAGACTATTCCTGTTGTTGAAGTTTCAATTTTATTTGATGATGGGTCAATCGCTAAAATTTTCATCCTCAAATGCCTCCGTTAAAGTTGCGCTTGTGTCATAGCTTGCTCGAACTTGTCTTTTTTGTTCTTCCAGCAATTCTTTCACAAGTTCTTTTGGTACTTTGTATTCATACCGTTTCAATACTTCTTCCACTGCTTGATTGATATCTTCTTCAATCTGTCTAGTAAATGAACAAGTATTGATCATCAATGAATAAGATGTTTTATCTCCAAACTTATCTGAATAATCTGGAGCGCATACCAATTCATACTTTGAGTTAACGTAGAATCTCATATTGCTCTCCTTAAATATTCATATTTACATTTGAACTTACATCTTCAACCAACACTTTCAAATCGTTTTTGTATTTTTTAATTAGTTGTCTATTGTTATTAACAAAATTTGCAACTACTTGTCCAAGTAATTCTTGTGTTGTTATACCTTTGATGTCAGATAATAACTTGATAGCTTCTTTCTGTTCTTCAGTCACTTCTGCTCTAAGAAACATTTTTCCTTTATGGTGCAAATCCATCAGTCATACTCCCTTCCTTTAAATTCATTAACCAAATCCACACTTCCACATTTCGGACATTCAATGATTGGATAACTATCGACATACTCGAATACATTCCCACAATCACGACATCCACATTTCCAGATATAGAGGTTCATCCAATCACCCCTTCGGATATGGTAGGGCAAGTAGTTCAGGTCTTAACCCTTCTGGTTTTTGTGTGTCAAATGTGAATTGACGGTCACAGTTACGAATGTTCATACGTGCGATGGTATAGAAATCTTCTTTTTCTTCTACCACTTCCACTCTCTTTTCTTCTTTAGCAGTCAATACCATAATCGTAAATAAGATGATGAATATCACTGCAATCCCTAGTAATTGTTCTGTGATGCTTGGTTCTGTCATGTTAATTTTCCTTTTCTAATCGTGAAATCTCTGTTAAAAGTTTTTCTAATTCTTCTTTACCGCTGATATAACCGACTACATCATCTGTAATTTTTGTATCGTAGGTAAGATTCCATTCTTCAGTTTCGCTGTTATGTTTTAATACGGCTAACTCTAAACCGTATGAATAAATATTGTGAACAACACTTGCACCATAACCGTTTTTAAAATGGTATTCATGCCTTGGAAACATACCGAAAGATGATTCAGTTTCTTCAAAACTTTCGCATCCAATGTCAATTTTTGGTATAAAGTATTTCATGCTACACCTCTGATAATTTTTCAAGGTCAGCGATGCGCTGATACAAGATTTCATTTTCAACACACTTGTCGTGGTATCTTTGATTAACACCTTTCAACTGTTCTTTCAAGTCTATGTTCTCTCGATTTGTATCCAAAGCAACTAATCGCCAGTCAGTATTGACTTCGATTTTTGTTGTGTTGAAAAACCATTTTGTAAGTTTGTCTAGTAATTTCATGTTAAACTCCCAATTGTTTTTCTTTTTTTAGATTTTCTAGCATTTCCGCTAGTGTCTCTTTTTTTGAACGGTAACGATTTCTGCTTTTCCATTTAACGAATAATCGAAACCCTTCATAATTGATAAATACTAGCTTGTGTGTTGGATTATCAATAAATTGTTTAAAATCTGGATGATCTCGCATTTCAGTAGCCCAGACTTTAGCAGTTCCAACAGTCAGACCTTCCCACATCTGACAAAGATGTGTATAATCACCATGTGTGGCCTTTTCGTTAATTCCTACTGGCTTGTAAGTAATTTCTGCCTTGGGCATAGATTTATTTTCCTTTCTGTGATATAATTCAGTTAGTTATTTTTTAGTAAGCGCCTGACTTTGTTAGGTGCTTTTTTTGTGAATTAAGCCACATCTTTTTGCTCAATCAATGGCAAAATCCCTTTTTTGTTTTTTAGTAAATCGTAAAGGAACAAACGTCCTTTTTGAGTCCAGTAAGTATGCATCTTGCTGTAATCTGCATCGATTGTGTGAGTTTTTGATTGAGTATAACCTTTGCCAGCGTACTTTTGATACAAGAGCCAGGTATTCCCCTGTTTGAACTGTATTTTCAAATCATGTAGAATCTTATTCAATTTCTTTGCACTCATTCCATAATCTTTAGCGATTACTGAAATCGGTACAAGTGTTTTATTTTGCAAGACCAAGTCGTAGTATGTTGCTTTAGGTTGCAATTCTTGAATGATTTGGTTTTTTTGAGCAATTTCTTCTTGTGCTTGTAAACGCAATTGACGTTCTTCCTTGAGTTTTTGAAGTGCAGCGATTGCCATGTCTGGATCATTAAGTAGATCATCAATAGCATACAAACCATGCTTACGAATCGATTTCAAGATTTCTTTGACTTTTTTCTTGAACTCTTTAGCAAGAGGCTTACGTGATTGCATAAGAACTTCATAGAGTCCGTTCTCTGTTAAGAATCATACTTCTCTATTTTGACCTGAGGTAAAGATTGTTTCCCTCAGCTTTTCGTCTTCATCGACCGTGTCAATCATGATTGATGGCTTGCTATGTTCAATCCACTCTGCCACATCTTTTGCGAGAAAAAGTGGTTCATCTGTTGTACCGTATACTGTGAAGTGTTTTCCGAGAACTTCCTGCTCAGTGATTATTTGTAATTCCATGTTATTCCTCCAGCAATTGTTCAAGACGAACATTTAAATAATTTGCAATTGATTTTAGAGTAATGGCAGATGGTGAACTGATGTTCCATTTGCTGATTGCTCCGTTGCCTAAATCGAGATCTTTCTCAATTTTATAAATCGAAATCCCTTTCTCTGAAGCAATTTCTTTTATTTTGTCATAGATCACTTATAGTACCTCCTTTCGTTAGAAAATTTTATAAGAAAATAAGCGTTATTTGTTGACTTCTAATAGAAAATAGTCTATTATTAGGGTATAAGAAATACAGCTATATCATAAAAACAGATATAACAAAAATCTTGGCGGATTATTTTATTTGTATTTATGTTAGCTGGTCAACTAGCTTACAAAATAAGTATAACGGAAAATTTTCTATTTGTCAACAGTTTTGATAGAAAATTTTACATTATTTTGTAAAGCCTTATTTTTGGAGGTTTTTACACATGACTATTTTAGATAGAATACGTTCGTTAGCTAACGAAAGAAAAGTTACTCTTGCCGAATTGGAAAGAAGTTTAGACTTCAGCAATGGCAGTCTCAGGAAATGGGATACTTCAACTCCTAGTGGCGATAAAATTGAAAAAGTTGCTGATTACTTTAACGTATCAGTCGATTATTTATTGGGTAGGACGAAAAATCCTTACTCACCGAATGACAATTTGATGAACACTCAAGAACTTGAAGCTCTAATAACGTTTCGAAAAGAAACTGAGGATATGTCAGATGATGAAAAAGAGCGCTTTAATATAGCTCTCATTAACATGATGAAAAATGCTCGTGATCTTGTCAAAGATGATTCTTTCTGGAAGTAGGTGATTATTTGAAACGATTTACAAGACCATCAAAAGAAACTTACTTACAATATCACAGAAATGCAAATCAACTACTTATGGATATATCTGACCATTTCAATATCCATATTTCTCAAATAACTTTCGACCTAATTATTGAATTCTTTGAAACTAAGTTTAATATTTTATTTGTCTATTTTGAAGCGGATTTAGTGTACAATTGGTTTCCAAATAGAAAACAAGAACTTAAGTATAATTTAACTTCAAATAATTCTCTCTTGTTGGTTGATTTCAGCTTTTGTAATGTTTGTTCTGGAATGACGATTCCTGATTTTCAAAAGAATCGTTTTGTTGTTTACATCAACCAAGATGTGATTAAGGGAAGGGTTATGTTTACAATCCTTCACGAATTAGTCCATATATACTATCATCTTATTAATTCTGTTTATGATAAAGTTCTAGTTTCTAAGACTTCGTCAAACTATAGCGATTCCTATCCAACTGAGATTGTGCCATTAGAGGACGAAGCAAATACCATTGCATCAATTTTGTTTCTCAATGATTATAAGTTACTTGAGTACATAAAATCCGGCTTGACATTCAAACAACTTGTTGAACGTAGTCAAATGTCAAAGCCTGCATTGCATAATCGTTTGATGAACTTTCTAATGTATAATTGTAATTGTCAAGAATATTATGCTCTCAATATCGTTCAAGGATACAAAAAAGACGAGGGCTGGACCATTATGGCTTTGCAACAATTTCAAAGAGAATTGCAAGAAATTGCTTAAAATACAAAAGGTAAAAAGAACATGACGACATCTGAACAATCGGGGAGATCGTCGACATTTATAAGGTTTAGATAAAGAGTCCAAAACATCATTAAAAAAATATTTGGAGGTAAATATGAAATTCTGTCCTGAATGTGGCAACCCAGTAGAGGGTTATAAATTTTGTCCGAATTGCGGTTATTCCATCTCTAACCAAGAACCGACTGAACAACCTCAGCCAGTCGATAAGCCAGCTTCTCCATCTCTTGCCCCACGAAGTAGAAAAACGGACAAAGTCGGGCCGCTTGAGATTGATAGATATAATCGTACCTATCGTATTCATGGAGCTCAAAAAGCAAAAGGCTCTTCTGGATTGGTCGGAGGAGCAATTAAAGGTACAGCGAAAGCTACACTTGCGGTTAGTACAATGGGGTTATCGTTGATACCGTCATTGGTAAAGAAAGACAAAAATGACACTGACTGGTATTCATTCGAGGATTTAGTATCGTATGAATTGATTGTAAATAATCAGACTGTTGTTTCGGGTGGTGTTGGTCAAGCTTTGGTTGCAGGCGCTATGTTTGGACCTATTGGAGCAGTTGCAGGTGGTATCGTATCCAAACGAAAATCAACCTCTAAAATTCTAAACATGACCGTCCGTGTGACCTCGAATGACTTCAATAAACCGGTCATATTTATTGACTTGATTAGAAAGCCAGTAAAGAACACTTCGAAAGAATACAAGGAAGCAGTCGAAAACGCACAACGCATCATGGGAGCTTTGGACGTTATCGTTCATAATTCGTAAATAAAAAAGCCCCACGCTCTCAAAAACTTTGGCGAGTCTGAGCGTGAGGCAATCAGGATAGTAAAAGGCATTAAAAAGCCCTCTTTTCTATACCCATTTTATCAAAAAAGTGAGGTAAACGCAATGTGGATGGAAGAATTACCAAACGGAAAGTATAAATTTTTTGAACGATATAAAGACCCGTACACTGAAAAATTGAAGAGGGTATCTGTAACGCTTAGTTCTGGTACATCACGAGCTAAGAAGGAAGCTCAGAAGCTATTAGACGAACGTATAGAAGAAACTTTACAAAATTTACAATCAACAGATGTGACTTATCAACACGTTTTAGATGAATGGTGGACATTTTACCAGAAAGAAATCAAAGGTAGTTCTATCAGCTCTCTTACAAGTAGCGTGAATGATTTTAAGGAAGCGTTCGATACAGAAATTAAAGTTAAGAATATAGACACTAAATATATCCAGAGATTCTTAAATGATCTAGATATTTCTCGTTCAAAACTAGAGCGCTATAAAATGATTTTAAATCTATCACTTGATTATGCAGTTAATCTTGAATATATCAAAGACAATCCTGCAAGACGAGCGAAACTTCCAAAACAAATAAAAACAATCGAAGAATTAGAAAAAACAGAAAAGAAATTTTTAGAAGAGGAAGAATTAAAAAGATTACTAGAGGAATTGTATAGAACAAAGAATACATACAGACTAGGATTGCTTGCTGAATTCATGGCATACAATGGTTGTCGAATTGGTGAAGCCATTGCCATTAAACAAGAAAATATTGATTTCGATAACAAGACAGTAAAAATCCATGGAACTCTAGATAAAACAGTAGGGTATTCAAAAGGATTTAAAACAACTACTAAAACTGCTGCAAGCTTCAGAACTGTTTCTTTATCAAAGAGAGAGATTGAAATTTTAAAAGAGTTTATCTCAATAAATGAACTTTCTAAAAATACTCGAAAAACATTCAATGATCTTGGATTTATCTTTGTTACCAAAAACGGTATACCAATCCAAAATAATTCTTTCAACTTAGCAATCCAGAAAGCAAATAAACGTTTAAAAAATCCAATCGACAAACATCTTACCTCGCATATTTTTAGACATACTCTTGTTAGTAGACTAGCAGAAAACAATGTACCTTTAAAAGCAATTATGGCAAGAGTTGGTCACTCCGACTCTCGAACAACTAATAAAATATATACACACGTTACTAAAAAGATGGATGATAATATCTTGGACTTGCTTGATTCTTTATAGTTTGCCCCTTATTTGCCCCCTATTAAACAAAAAAAGCCTGTCACACAAGCTAAAATGCTTGATATGACGGGCTTTTTATAAAATCATTATTTAACGGCTTCTTTAAGAGC